GATAGAATACGATGAAGATAAAATAGCTCAAGTTGAATATAGCGAATAGAATTAGGAGGTATGCTTTGAATAAAGATAAAGCGGAAGATTCATTAATTGTTTCATATTGGTATCAAAAGTTTAGAGAGGCGCTGATACACAAATCTCCAACTACAAAGAGTTGGATGATAAATAAAGATGCCTACAACGGTAATTATTTTAAAAACAAGAAGAATACTGAGTACAAATCAGATAGTGTTAGTAACTATGTATTCTCGATTGTTGAGACTATCCGTCCACTTATGATGGATAATGACCCTAAGTTCCAAGCTCTTCCTAGAAATTCAGATGGATTACAGTTTGCAAGTGACTTGCAAGATGCATTCAATTATGAATGGGATAGAGAGAATATGAATATGAAGATGTACAGTGAGTTGATTAATTTCTTGACCATTGGTAATGCGATATTCCACGTTCCGTGGGACAGTGCTAATAAACAGATTCGTATGACCCCTGTATCACCATTTAACATTTTCCCTGACCCATTGGCCACATCATTTGAAGATGCTGAGTATATAATCTATGCAAGATATATTGCAGAGAATACTTTGAAAAACACATATCCAGAGAAGGCTGATAGGATTCATGGTGGTAATATTAATTACATTGAGTTGGTTAATGGTGTTACTCTTAATCAAAACGTTACTAATCAGGTTCTTGCTTTAGAGGTTTATGCCAGAGACTATAGTTTTGAAGAAGTATTAAAAGATGGTAAATCTACTATGAAATATCCAAATGGTAGAGTATTTACTATCTGTCCTGAAATCAATCTTATGTTGGAAGATAAGGCATTGCCTTACTCTGATAAAGATTTTCCATTCGTACATTTTAAAGATTACGATATGCCTGGGGTGTTCTGGGGAGAAGGCGAAGTAACACAACTCTTATCACCACAGAAACAAATGAATGATTTGAACAATGCTATTATAGATAATGCTAAAGCTGTTGCTAACATGCCTTGGGTTATTGATAAGAATAGCGGAATCCCTGTTGGTGCTATTACAGCAAGACCTGGACTCATCATTCGTAAGAACCCTGGTACAGAAGTTAAGCGTGACCAAGCTCCACAGATGCCAAACTATGTACAGAATGTAGTTGAGATATTTAAGAATGACATGGAAATGATTAGTGGTGTGCATAATACACTTAGAGGTGAGAACACAACTGGTGTATATACTGCTCAAGGTATTATCGCATTACAAGAGGCCGGCCAAATCAGAATAAGACTTAAAGTTAAAATGATTGAAGAAGGCTTTGGTAAACTTGGTTGCATGACATTCAGCAGAATGAAACAATTTTGGAAGAGTGATAAATGGATTCGAATCACTAAACATGACGGAACCTATGATATGAAGAAATTCACTACTGATAAGTTGAAATATGATTATGACATCAGAGTTGTTGGTGGTAGTACAATGCCAATCAATAGAGGTGCAATGCTAGATTTCATGGTTAGACTTGCTCAGACACAAATGCCTGATGGGCAACCACTTGTAGATAGAGAAGCTGTTATGGAATATTTACCACAAGAAGCTAAGGCAGGTTTATTAGATAGAATGAAAGATAGTAAGTTACAAGTCGAGCAACAAATGGAACAGTTAATGCAAGCAGTGCAACAAACTAACCAGCAATTACAACAACTTGCTCAAGAGTCTGCTAAAAACGATGAGGATATATTTAAAATCATTGAGCAGATTACAGCTTCAATTGAGAAATTGAGCAAACAAACTTTACAGAATACTGAAAGATATGATACAATGGTTAAAGAAAAACAAGAAGAAGAAAAACTAGATAAAATAAAACGCGAATCATATAATACAGGTTATAAAGATGCAGAGTCTATGACAGAGGAAATGACAAATATGGGTGTTACAAGTGATGAGACTGAAACTCCGCTTGATGCACTACCTGATGAATTACTTGAAGGACTTGAAAACTTAACAGACGACCAACTAGCAGTCTTGCTAGAAAAAAATCCAGAGTTAATTGATTTACTAAAATAGGAGCAACCTTATAGGACTCCAAGGAGGATTTTATGAACATGGAGCAATACCGTGCAATGATTGCACAAGAAAAAGAGAGTCAGAAAACTGACCAAACTCAAGCAGAAACTCAAACTAAAACAGTAGAAGAACCAAAACAAACAACAGAAGTAGCATCAACACCAACTGTAGTCGATGAGATAGATATTGAAGGCGTTGGTAAAGTAAAGATTGATGAGTTAAAGAATGGTTATTTAAGACAGTCCGATTATACTAAAAAGACTCAACAGTTATCAGCAGAGAAAAAAGAAGCAGAGGACGCATTAATCTTATTTGATTATTTGAAAAAGAACCCTGAACTTGCTAGTGAATTAGCAAAGAAAGCCCCTCAGTTGAAACCTGTTAATGCTGAATCAAGTAAAGTCAGCGAACTTGAAGATAGATTAGCTAACATGCAAATGCAGTTAGAACTAAGAGATTTACTTGCAGTACATCCTGGGATTGATTCAGTTAAACTGATTAATACTGCAAAAGAAAAAAATATTAGCTTAGATGATGCCTATAAAATTATAGCACCTGTTGAAAAAGCTAAAGAAGTCAATGTCGATGATTTGGAAAAACAAATCAGAGAGAAGATTATGAAAGAACTACAAGATACTAATAACACACGTACAATCATCACATCAAATGGAAATGCTACTAATGTATCTGGAGCAGTACCTCAAATATCTCCAGCAGAGCATAAGGTTGCTATGAACATGAAGATGTCTGATGATGAGTATATAAAGTGGAGAGACGCTGGTCTCAAGAAGAAATAGGAGGAATAATGAACGATATTTTAAAATCATTTAAATTTGATTTACAGATGTTTGCAACTCCTGTTCAACCAACTCCAGAGAATACTTTCAATTACACAGAAGCAGACCGTGATAATGAAACAAACTTTGGTAAATTGCTTGAACCTGGATTACGTAAGATTTTCTTTGAAACTTACGATGAGATTCCTGAACAGTTTAGTCAAATCTACAATGTAGAATCTTCTACAAAAGCTGTAGAGCACGACTGGGGAATGGGTGCATTTGGTACATGGGAAAAGAGAGCTTCACAAATTGATACAGTAGCTTATGGAGTTTTAAGCCCAGGTCTTGACAGACGTTATGTACATGATGCATTCACAAAAGGTTTCATGATTACTCGTGAAATGTATGACGACGATATGTATCGTCAAATGGACAAGATGTCCATGGCACTTGCTAGAGCAGGTCGTGCTAAAGTTGAATCTGATGCAATGATTCCACTTGTTAAAGGTTTTGACAAAGCAACTAGACCTATCTATGATGGCGAAGCATTTTTCTCTAATGCGCATCCATTGCTTGAAATGGACTATGTTGCAACACCAGGAGCTAAAAAAGGTAATAACCTCATTACAGGCCCACTTTCAGATGTTAATCTTAAAGAAGGTATTCAGTTAATGAGAGAAGTTCCAGATGAGATTGGTAATCTTGTTCAGTATAAAGCTGACAGACTTATCATCCCACCAGCACTTGAAGATACTGCAATTAGATTGTTACAATCAGCACAACTTGCTGGTGGTCAACTGAACGATACAAATAAATTCCTTAACTCTTATGGAATCCAAACTGTAGTTCTTGATTACCTTGGAGCGGCCGCTGGTGGTAGTGATACTCATTGGTTCTTGCAAGATAGCAAAAGACACGAATTAAATTTCTTCTGGAGAGTTAAGCCAGAATTCGAATGGGACAAAGACTTTGATACCTATGTATCTAAGTACAAAGGTTACATGAGATATTCTTACGGCGTATCTGATTGGAGAGGTATGGCAGGTTCTACTGGCCTATAGTAGTTAGTTAATATCATGTGTTGCAATATTAGACAAATTAGTCACACTAAAGCATAAATTGTGCATTAGTAAGCCAGATGTGTCTTATGTATTGCAACACATGATTCAACTGTAATGATTAGATGAGGTGAATAAATGGCTTACGATAAATTTGTAGCAATGGAGAAATTTGCTGTTACTGCTACTGCAACAGATGCAACGAATAACTATGTTGAGGTTTTAATGCCTTATGTAGCAACAGGCATTATAGCAAGAGTAAGAAAAGCAGATGGTACTTTAAATGAGACTGCACTCACTGTAACACAACCTACTGGGAAGATTAGAGTTGCTGTAACAGATTTACTTGCAAATGATGTAGTTTCAATCTTAGCGTTTAAATAACAAATAGCTTGGGGTAGGGTGAATGCCCTACCTCTTTTATTTGGAGGTATATATGGCTAATCAAATAGCAACAAATAGAGATGGAAATATTACGCCTGTTATTGGTGACAAAAATACAAATGCATTACTTACTATAGATATTGACCATTATCTTGTTCATAAGAACAAGTTATTTTCTGCATATCATGAAAATGTGTCTGTAGCAGGTGCTACATTTCAATTTAGTTTTAAAACACCGCCAATCGAGAATGGATTAATACATTACCGTTCAGCAGGTATTCAACCTAACAAAGACAATGTCAGAACTCAAATATATGAAAGTGCAGTTATAAATGTTGCAGGTACTTTGGTTGAGTTTGATTCTAACAATAGATATCTTGATGGTGATGTTCCAGTTGGGCTTGAACTTAGAGCAGGTACTACATTTAGTAACAATGGTGTATTATTACCAGGATTCAGTAATTACCTACCAGGGTCTGAGGGTAATGGTCAAGCTAGAACCCCATCAGCAGGTAATCCAGCAGTTGATGAGATTATTTTAAAACCAAACACAGTGTATAGATTTATTAACATCAATGGTTCCACAGAAATAAATACAATAGCAAGTAAATTTAGATTTTATGTTTCCCAATCTATGTTTGAAGGAGAAGATGATTAATGTTAAATGATTTGAATAAACCAGTAAATGTAAGCGAGAAATACCTTTATGGTATTAATATGAGATTAGAAGTGTTAATTGAACAAATGACTTCGTTGTTAAATTATATTGCAGTAAAAGAAAATGTTGCAGTGACTAATGCAGTAGTTGAGCAAGAAGTTGTTGCAGTAGAAGTTGCTCCAGTTGAGACAAAGAGAAAAAGAAAAGTAAAGGAGTAAAATATGAGAAGAGTTGATATTATTTCTGAGGTACGAATCATGACGAGAGATTTAACTAACTCCGTCTTTCGTGAAAGTGATATTATAGTTTTCATAAATCAAGGAATTGATAGAATAAAACAATTAATTAGTCAACTTGATGGTATGGTGTCATTAACTGCACCGAATCAAGAACCTATTATATTGCCAGTAAAATATCACTCTTTGATTAGTGTATTTGCCACTGCAAGATGTTTTGGTCAAGATGAGAGACATTACCAAGCAACTACATTTATGAATGAATTTGAAACTAAGATGGAAGAGTTTAGAAGTGCAGTTGAGAATGGTGAGATTGTTTTAACTAACCCTGATGCGACTCCAATCGAAGGAAGTTATAATATTGAGTATGTAGACCTTGATGCATATTGGTCAGAAGAAGCAACAGATTTGGACAGCGGTATAGCTGGATTTTGGTAGGAGGTAGTCATGGCATTTATACAGAAAAGCACACCACCAGCAAATCAAATAATTACATTCTCACTCCCAGACTTTAGCGGTGGTTTAAATAATAAATCTGACTTACTGTCTAGCAATGAAGCATCTGATTTACTAAATGTATCACTTGTTGATAATGTGTTATTTGAGAAGAGAGCTGGACAAAAACATTACAACAATTTTCAGTATGATGGGAAGATAATCTTTATTGGAGAATTTAAACCATATGTAGACAGTGACAAACTTATTGTAGCAACTGTTAATAAATTGTATGTTGATAATGTTGAAATCATGACTCTAAATGGATTCTTCAAAGGAATTAATTATAAAGGTAAATTCTTTTTTACTGATAATAATAATATGTATGTCTATGGTAAGTTTCCTCAAACAAGCACAACTTATGAAAAAGTAATAGGTACATCTAACCCTAACTACACTGTAATGAAGATTACATCTCCTGCTACAGGGCACCCTAGACTTCCTACAGAGCATAAGAGTGGTGTTACGCAATATGACTATACTCTTGCTAAGGTTTATTATGAGCCATGTGAGAATGAGTTTGTAGACCCATACAAAGGTGCAAATGTGTTGCCAGAGAAGATTAAATTACTTGTATCACATAAAGGTAGAATGTACGTATCAGGGAATGAGGCAGATGATGATAATGTGTACATTAACGATATTAGCGCAACATACTATTACCCTGTAGCATTACCTATACAACTACCACCCAACTCTGACAAGATAGTTGGACTCATCGTACATGATGATAGTGTTGTTATAGGAAGACATGAAGATATATTCTACATCACTGGTGTTACAAACAACCCAACATTATCAGCAGACCCATTTGCATTAAGACGTATAAATACGCACACAGGTTTTTCATCACACGATTGTATGAATGTTGCACATAACTATCTATTCTTCTTTGGTGGTGATGGTGAAGCATATGCACTGGAATCTATTCAAGGTGAAACAAGAATTGTTAGAAGTACAATGCTGACAAAGAAAATTGATATATTCAAAAGTCCACTTAATATTACCAGAGAGAATTTAGAGAATTGCTCGGCTGTTTATTTTGAAGGTAAATGGTTTGTCAATATGGGCGATAAGGTATTGATATATTCTTACGAATCAAGGTCATGGATTGTACACAGTTCTATTGATGCGAAGACGTTTTATGCATTTGATGATTTACTTGTGTGGGGTACTTCAACCGGTAGAATAGTTGAGTACGACTATGAAACTTATTTAGACTTTGGAGAGCCATATCAAGCATATTGGAATAGTAAATTATTCGACATGGATGATTCAATATCTTATAAACAATTCAAAGAATTTTTCATAGTTGCTCACACGTATCAAGAATATAATTCAACAATCAATGTTTTGTTTGAAATAGATTATTCTGATGTGGCGAATAGAGTGTCAATCAAGAATCAAATCGCAATATGGGGCAAGAGTCACTTTGGTGATAGATTCATTACTAGAGCAATTAATGAGACTGTGCCAATCATCATAGGTAGACGTGGAAGAAACATTAAGTTTAAGATAAGTAACGGTTATTATACAGATGGTGAAGTTGACACTGTAGAAGACTTAGAGTATTATGTAGGTAGGGGTGAAGGCATACTTGTCAAGGTTCTTGAAGGTAATAGATATTTCCTTTACACAAATAGGATATGGGTTGAGCAATTTGCTGTTGACCTAAATCAAAGAATGAAGATATATAAAGTAAACGGAGATTATGAATTAAGAGGTAGGAGGTAATAATGCCAATTATAATTCCAAATAAGGTAAACCCATTAGTATTGTCATATCCTGATTTTACATTAAATGCAATAATCAATCCTGATGAGTTTGACCAAAATAATCTTGACATACAAGATAAATTAAATGAATTCATTATTGTTGAAAACACAACAATTGATAATACTGTAATCATAAATGACAACACAAATTTAGCAGTTACTCAATCAACTACGGCATTGGGTCTTGCAAATACTGCAAGTACAAATGCAACTAGTGCAGTTGGTGTTGCTAATACTGCATTTGAAATGGCAACTACAGCAGAAGCTGTTTCAATCAATGCAATGGAAACTGCAAACAATGCGCAAACAGTTGCACTTGATGTGCAAGGTGAGTTCAATGCAATCAAGCCTGAACTTGAGCAAGCAGTAGCAGATGTTGCTGATAAAGCAAGTGTTGCATATGTAGACCAAATCGCGGCTGATTTCGTACTTGGTGAAGTAGTTCCAGATAGTATAACACGTGAAATGTTTGCTCCTGAAATTAGAGTTGAGTTAGATAGTATTAGAACTGACGTGATGATGTAACAAATTATGCATATTCTGCTATACCACAGATACAAGCAGAGTTGCCTACATTCGCTTCATTACAAGAACTTAATCAATTAAGCATGGATAAGATAAGTCGCATAGGTGACACAATGACTGGTGCACTTAAAGTCCAAAGAGAATCAGATATCGTAGCAATCCATGACGTGTTACACAAGTATTTTGCCACAGGTAATGTTGGAACATTAAAAATAACAATGCCTAAGTCTTGGTCGTCAACAATGATTTCAGGTAAAATACTAGGGTCAACCACAACAGATGATAAGTCATGGGAATTGAACTTTTCAGGATTTAACTTCATAGACACTCCTGCATGGTTCTATACCACTGCAAAACTGAATGGCAATAGCCCTTTTTCAAAGGTTAGATTCGCTCATGATGGGAGTAAGTGTTGTTTGTTATTAGGTGCTACAGATACAGCATGGGGGTATTTGGGTGTTGCATTACTCGACTTACTCATTACTTTTAATAACCGTGATGGGTGGGAAACTGGTTGGAGTGCTTCTATAATTACAAGTGAAGCAGGACTCACAAATATAGTTGAAGCAAAGATGCAATCAAGTTTCAATGGTTTCTTTGGAACAGCAAATGTATTGTCAGGTGCTTGGTCTGCAACTGGTGGTTATACAGATTATCCTGCACACGTCACTATATCAAATGCTCAAATACTTGCTACAGATAAAGTTGATGTTGTATTCCCAGCAAACTATTTACTTGTTGCAAAGACAGCAGGTGTTGAGCCTGTAGAGGCTCTTGCTGGTGGGTTTAAAATGTATGCAAAAGTTCCACCATTATCAACCCTATCTCTTGAATACGAAGTAAAGAGAGGTATGTAATATGTGGGGAAAAACTAATGCACAGGGGAATGGAAAGCGGTCTGCAACAGGTTCTGTACAAGGAAGCATGGGATATTCTTTTACAAAAAACAGCGGAACAGTTGTAGCAGACCAAGCAAGCCTAACAGTTTCTGGCTTAACTTTTTTACCATCAACGATAATAATTAAAGGTGCTAGTTATGGTTATACTTTATATAAGGCTGATTTGAATTCACCTGGAAAAATTATAATGGCAAAAGCATCTGCTTATGCGTCAGATACACTCTCTGGTACAACATGGCAATTGGTTTCAAATGCATATGTTAATGCCACTGGATTTAGGCTACCAATTGATGCAAACGCAACAAGCACTTGGGAAGCATATGAATAATGGAGGATTAATATGAAACGAGGAAATTTAGTAATATATGATTTAACCGGTAGAATACTTGCACAGACAGGGGAGGCTGAGGGTGATGTTTACCCTCACGAATACCCAGTAGGTGTCCCTTATATCGAGATACCACATGGTGCCATGGAATTGCTAGAACTAACATCAATTGACACATCAGTTGAACCACACTTACCTGTATTCAAACATAGAGAAGAACCTGTTATTACTGATGTTGATGAGTTACAACTTGAGAATGCTAGGTTAAAGGCACAACTAGAAGCACTTACTGGAAATTAGATTTAGCATGTCTCAATGTTGGAGGTGAAAATGGCACATGATGAGGAAATATTAAATACACACAATTATCAGTTTAAGGATTTGTATAACAAGGTTATCTCAAATGAAGCAAGTGTTGCAAAACTTACTGAGAAAATTGTTAATAATGAACAAGCAGTAAAACTTCTCGATTGGAGAATGGAGAGTCAAGAGAAATTAACTCAATCTATATTTAGTATGTCCGAGTCTATGGCATCAATATCAAGAGATATAAAAGATGTTTTGAAAAAGATGGGAGAACATGATACAATATTAGAAGAGCATGATGATGCTATTAATGACTTTAAGGTTAAACCACTTGAAGAAAAAGTTAACACATCAAGGGAAATTAAAATGTTATTTTATGGTGGCGTAATAGCTTTCATTTTTACAATACTAGGTTCACTTGTAATTGGAGGGTAATGATGAAATTAAAGAAAGATGAAAAACTGCAAAGTAATTTCTGGATGAATGAGTTCTTATCAGATAATGATAAGCAAGCTCCAACTCCAGAAATGTTAATTAATTTAACTAAACTATCGTACTCTGCACAAGCATTGAGAACTAAGTTAGGCAATATGAGAATTACGTCTGGTGCAAGGTCTGTTGAATTTAACAAAGCCGTTGGCGGTGATTCTAATAGTAACCACTTAACTGGTAAAGCAATGGACTTTGAGTTAATCGATGAGAATGGTAAAGAGAACTATGGAACATGGACTGTTGAAAAGTTACTTCCAATATTTAATTCGGCTGGAATATCGAATGTCGGATTCTATTTTAAACAAGGAAAGTTTCAATGGATTCATGCAGATATCGGTAAGACTTGGGGTAATGTTAAGGATTGGAAAAGATTTAGCAATACATTGTCGTATCGAAGAATTGAAGTTAAATAGGAGGAAGATATGGCTTTAACTACAAATGATGAAGTAGTCGTTAAACAACCTGCTACTCCTAAAGACCCACTTGTTATATTGAAAGATGTAGCAAATGCAAGTGGTAAAGAAATTAAGTGGGATGCTGGTACAGGCAATGTAACTGCTAATGGAAATCAGTACACATCTAAGCAGTTGTCTGATGCAGGTGGTGTTGTTGTAAACAACAGATGGCAGTTACCTGAAAGTTTTGTCAATCAAATGCTTGGAAATACTACACCAACTGCTAATGCAGGTGGATTAGAATCCTTACTCAATGATGCTAAAGGAATTAGCCAAGGTTATCTTGATGAGCAAACAGGACAGTTGCAGACTAACCTCAACGAGGAATTAGCAAACATAAGAAACACTTATGAGCAAGCTGTTGCAGATGGTAAGATGAGTGTTGTAGAAGCACAGAAAGCTTTTGAAGAACAAAAGGCTGTTATCGAGAAAAAAGCTTATCAAGCTAAAGATGAAACAGCACTCTATGCAAATGAACTTGGCATTCAAAACAGTCAACAAAACATTGGCCTTATGGCTGGCGACAATGCCCGTACACAAGGTTTAATTAATAGTAATATATCTGATAGGGATAGTAGATTAAATACGATTAGAGACAGATTATCAGCCATTACGAATCAAAAGAATATTGCAGAAGACTTGGCTCAAAAGAATTACAATTCTGGTTTACTCACTGCAAAAGGTCAAGCAGGAAAAATGTTTTCTGAACAAGCGTTTAATCTTAAATCACAAGATTACTTTATGGATAAAGAACAGAATTTCCAACGTGAAGTCATTAAAGATGAACAAGGTTTCCAAGAAAAAATGACTGATAAGAATTTTGCAAACACAATGACACAAATGGCTACTGCACAAGGTTATGATTTGCAGAAGATGGATATCAATCAAAAATATAACATGGCCAACATGGCTCAACAGTTGCAAAACAGTATTAAACTTGCTACTCAAAACAGTATATTGAATAGACAAGAAATGTCAATGGCTCATGGCTTTGATATGCAGAAGATTGGTGCTGATTTTAGAAATCAATTAGAAGTTATGGATAAAGAGTTTGCTCTTAATTCACAAGCTGGTAACGAAGAGTATAAGAAAAAAGTTGACTTGATGGAAAAAGAGTACAGCTATACTCAGAAATCTGCTGTTGACCAATATAAAACAGAACTAAATAGAGCACTTGCAGGTGTAACTCCTGGTACTCCAGAGTATGAACTTTTGCAAAAGACATTTGAGCAAGGGTTACAACGACAACTAATAGAAAACAATGCAACATTTGTTAACCAATATGCTACAGACTCTATTGTAAACAACCCTAACCTTCCTACTGATGGGAAGATGCCAGGTAATCTTGCTACAGATTTAGAAGACTCTGGTGGGTTGAATGAGTTTATGCTTAAATCAAATCCAGTTTACTGGTTGAACAAAGGTAGCATTGATAAAGAACAAGCGAGTCAAGATGCAGTAAAAGAACTAATGGATTTGATTAATGCTGGTGGAAGTTATGCACCTTATTCAATTCCTAACTATTTCACTGATTAGAGGTATAATATGTTCGATGTAAAACAATATTCTGCACTTAAAAAAGCTAAGGATATGAAATTTGAAACAAATACTGATTACTCAGGTATTCTCAATAAAGCAAGAGAGACAAGATATTCAAACTACAAAGAACCAAGAAGTCTCTCTGATAGATTTTTTGATTCTATGGGTGGTACTCAGTTTGTTACAATGGGTATTTTACGTGGAATAATTAATGACGATAGAACTGTTTTAGATGGTATATGGGATGGTATTAAAGCCGCTAATCCACTTGGAGAAGGTTTTGAGCAAGGTGAGCATTCATTCTCTGATGTCATAGGTGATGTTGGCTTTAACCCAACAACAGCAACAGGTAGATTTATGAAAGGTGCAGTGGGTCTTGCAGGTGATATTCTGTTTGACCCTTCTACCTATCTTACTGGTGGATTAGCAGGTGTTGTAAAAGGCACTGGTGCAGTGAATGATGCAATGAAAGTTGCAGATGCTGTTAGAACTGTATCTACTAAGTATGATGTTATTGCAAAAAATGGTGCAGAGCTTGCATCAAGTGTTTATAAGAAGACGTTTGATGATTTGATTTCTAAAGGAAAAGTTACTACTACTCAAGCCGAGCATCTTGCAAAACTTAAAACAGCAAAAGTTGAATCAGAATTAACAAATAAAATAGACAGTCTTACAAAAGGATTGGATATAAATGATGCTATAGACTCTGTTAAACGCTCATCAACAAAAGCAGGTAAGGTTTTATCTGATTCGGAAGTTTTAGAAAAGGCTACTGAATTTAAGACAAACTTTGATAAACTCATTGGTATCAATCGTAAAACAAAAGACTTAACTCTATCACTTGGCAATGCCCCTCTTGGCAAAAAGATATTTGGTGAATTGGCTGATAAGAGTATAAAATTAGCTGATGCAGAAACTGTTGGTAAGATTGGTGATGCAGGTATCGGCAAGGTCTATAATAAGCTCCGTAGCGATATTTATAAATCAGAGCTAGGTAATATGTTCTCTAAGAATGCAACGCTGTATAAGCTTGCCTTGAAGTCTCCTGATGCATTGTATGATTCACTTGAAATGATTACTATGAAACTAGGTTATACAAAAGAGTTTAATAAAGCTAAAAGATTAATCTACAGAGAATTAGAGCGATTTGAATTAACACCTGATGAGAAGAAAGAAATATTGAATATCCTACAAGACCCATCTCAATTTAGAACAATTAAAGATAAGATTAAATTCGTCCAAACAATTGAAGGCAAGAATTTGCAGAAGTCTTATATGAATGACTTTGACAAACTCAGAGATGAGATTAATTACTTCTCAACTATAAAGAAACAGAAAGAAGATTTGATTGATGTTGGTAAATCTAAAATTGATGAATTAAAGCAGAACATATTTGAGGCTGACATTGAAAGAGTTCAAAAACTCAGAAGTCTTAACGATGCATTTGATGAGATAAAAATGCCTGACCCGGTTAAGTCGGCAAAGACCACTGCATCAAAAACTGATGATATTCTTCATGTAGATAGAGTTGAAGATGTAGATGGCCTTAAATCTATCAAGAAAATATTCAAGAGTGATGCTGTTACAACCAAAGCAAAAATTGAGAAGGTTAATGAATTTTTAGCAGACTCTGGAATCAAGATATCAAATAGTGTTAGAGATAAAGATGTTTACAGTTTGATGAATGTTATAAAGAATGCTGTTAATAAGGATGAGGTAATTGATTTCATCAAGAAGAATGAGAATTTATATAACGACAAAATGAAAACTGTGTATCAACATATTGCTAAAGTTATTGGTTATGGTGATGAGTATGGCTTTAAATCATGGGCTGATTACACTAAGTATATTGAAGATTTAAACACAAAAAGAAAAGTTCTTGTAGATGAGTTCGGTGTTGAAAAAGCTGAAAGGTTAATTCAAGCTGATATGAAAAAATCATTAACTGCATTGACCGAAAGAGCAAATAAGAATAAGAAAGGTTTTGCAAAGACCACTAAAGCAGTTGACCCTCAAAAAGTTATTGACGATTATCTCATCAAAAAAGATACACGTGAAAAAATGTTACGTGAGTTTAATAATCTATCTATGAAAGAAACTATGGAGAAGATTACTAAATTTAATAATGATGAAATGATGCGTGATTATTATAGGCTTATTGATGAAGGTTCTTTGAATAGCACATCAAAGAATTATAAGGATTTTAAAACACGTAGACAAATCGTTGATGAGATTGCTACACGTGACCCACAAGAGTTGAATAAAGACTTAGGTAGAGCTACAAAACCTGAACAGCAGATGCGTTACAAGTCTTATGTCATTAATAAATTTGATAAAGCTAAAATGAAATCATCTTATATCGAAAACAAAATATTCAAGAATCAAAAAGTTAAAGATAAAACCAAATTGAATAAAGATGGAATTGGTGAAATTAAAGTTTCCGAAGCTGTTGAAAAATGGGTTGATAAAGTTATTGATGAAGCACAAGAGATATATGATGACATATTTAAATATGACATTACAACTTACGATGCTAGTTTAGATAGAAATGTTACTAAGAGTTATGTACGTCAATTTAATGAACTTTCAGATAAACAGATTGAGTATCTATTTGATGTGTCAGCAAGACGTATTGCAGATAAAGCACTTGCTACTGAAAAGAAAATACTTGATGATGGTATTAAACTTCCGAAAGAAGTTGCTAAAGCTCAGAAAGTTAAGCTTCTCAAAGATGAGATACTAAAACTTGGAGATGAAGTTGATAATGAACTTAAACTTGAGTCTTCCTCGGCAGTTGCAAAAAACTCTATTAGAGATATAGATATAGAATTTGAACTTGCCAAAGATGCTCAAAAAGCTCAGTTGTCAAAACATCAAGATGACATTCGCAAAGTTGAGCAGTACTATGATGACTATAAGGCAAACTTGATGAATGATTTAGTCAAGTATGAGAATGGTTTGATTAGCTTAAAAAAAGACTTAGACAAATTTGATGTCAAGACATACGAATCAAAATTAGATGAACTTGGCAAGTTGCAAAAGATATTGTCTAGTGATGAAGCATTTGAGCAATTTATGATTAACTCTCATGGCACAAAATTCGTCAACGACGTTATAGATGCGCAATCACCTGTGCATACTCTGCTTGATGATAGACTTAAAATAGAAGATAAAGTTGCTTTAGTATCAACTAAACTCAAGAATAGATTTAATGAGATAGGTGCAAGTGAAGTTAATATTGGCAAATTATCTGAGGAACAGTTTGAGAACTTTATCGATATGTATGTGCCTCATGTTCTTACTGATGATGGTAGAAAGTTTTTTACTAAAAATCAAGAGAATAAAGTTATAGCAGGGTTTGGAAAAGAGTTTGGATTTGGTAAGAAGTTTTCTCCATATCAAAAGTCAAGAAGTATTAAAGCATTAACTATTGATGGAGAGTTTGTAAAGAACCCAACGATAGACCAGTTAAACACATACTTTAAAGAAAAGTTTCCTGATTTGATTGAAGGTAAAAATGTGTTTGTTGATGATATTGCTGACTTATATATTGCAAGAGCAATTAAGAATAAAGAGTTATTGTACGATAATGCTTTTATGAATGATATGTCTAAGACGTTTGGCCTTGAGTTTGACCCTTTAAAGAAGGTGCCTACTGGTTTTAAGACAGTCATCAACATATCTCATCTTAAAAAAGGTATTTGGTCTGATGCATATGCTATTGCAAAAGAGAATATTGCCAAAGGTACTTCTCAAACTACAGATTTAAAACTTGAAGCCGAGTCACAAATTGCTGAACTACTTGGTATGTATGGTCTCGATGCAAAAGTCCTTGATGATTTGTCTATGCCTTTTATAGAATTGAACAAGTCTCAAGCAAGTCTTCTGTCTGGTAGTAAGTTAAAACCAAATGTATTTAACATGTCGGAAGAAATAGTTGATAAGACGAACCTTTCAAGAAAGAATCAAATCTTAAAGGATAACAATAAACTATTAGACATGTTTGACAAGTTTACTCACTTTATCAAACTTAATCAGACAACAGTTATGCCAGGGTTCCATGTAAGAAATAAATTCAGTAATACATTCAACAGTTGGCTTGGTGTTGGCTCAAAAGTATTTGATGTCGATTTGCAAAAACAAACATTTAATGCGATAATAAAGAAAGGTAAAGTTGATGATGTAGTATCTATTCCAACTAAAAATGGCGGATTCAAAGATATGTCCATGGAAGAATTATATAATGTTGCGAAAGACTATGGCGTTATCGATGAAGGCTTTTTTGAGAAAGAGTTAGGTACATCATCTGGTAGCAAAGGTTTGTTTAAAGGTTTACCTAAAGGTGCAGACCCAACAGATACTAGAAGTTTTAAACCATATGAGATAGGTGCTAAAGCAGGTTCTATAGTTGAAAGTCAAGACAGATTCTTGCACTTCGTTGCACAACTTCAAAACGGTAAAGGTTATAGAGAAGCATCCGAATCAGTGAATACATTCCTTTTTGATTACGGTGACTTAACTGGATTTGAGCAGAATGTAATGAAGAGGATATTTCCTTATTATACTTGGATGAGAAAGAATGCACCATTGCAACTTCAAATGATGCTTGAGCATCCTGAGAAATATAGAAATACGAATAAAATACTGCACTTCCCTGAGAAGATGTTAAATGAAGATGAGAAGGTTGAAGATAGAGATTTAGCAGACTTTGCTAAAGATTGGATTCAAACTCCATTTACACAACAAAGAGCAGATAAAGTTATCATTGATAAGAATGGTGTTGAGAGAACAGTTCCAGGTGGTGTTGAACCTGTAATGTGGAACCCAGGTATGCCTTTCCAAGATGTAAACAAAGTACCAAATATATTTGACATGAAAGATACTGCAAAACAATATTTCAGTATGTTAAACCCAATCCTTAAAGTACCTGTTGAACAGGCTTTAAATAGAAATGTATTCTTTGATGAGGCAATAGTTGATGATGAAGGCAATGGTAGAATAAACCATATCTTATCTCAATTAAGTATGTATAATACTGCAACAGGAATCAAAGATAAAGAAGGAGTAGATAAAGCTTTACAGATATTAAATGCATTGTCTGGAGTTAAATTCTATTCAAATGACATTGAAGGTGTCAGATTAAGAAAGCTCATTAGAGCACAGGAGGAAAAGAATGATTAAGTATAAGCAATTGATTGCACCATTTGTAGCAGTAATATTTATCATCGTTCAGAATGTTTTTGGATTACAACTTGGTGATGAGATACAAAGTCAAGTACTTGATGTACTTGCAAATCTTGTAGCAGTTGGTGCCGTAATATACGGTATAGCTAAAAACAATGTTGAAGAAAAGAAATAAGAAAAGAGACCACTAAGGTCTCTTCTTTTTTTTTTACTTATCTAATTCAATTTTAACCTCATCACAATAATGATATTCATCGAAGTATGCTATAGTAAGTGTTCTTCTTTTCTCATCATAAAGTATATTAAATCCAAATCCTTCTCTTCTAAGTGAGTAACTTTCTACTTCTTTTAAATCCACTATCTCACTCATATTCCATAAATCTTTTTGTTGTTGTTGTGTTGGTCTAGGCATAATTATCCTTTCTCACATCAGGTATAATAGGTTTTTGTTACAGTCTGTTTTACACTGTTGCTATACTTGCAAGAAACTTCGTTTCTTGATTGACTCGCTTTCAAAACGCTCGTCAATGGAAAAACCTCTAAAATCATTATACTGTTACATTAAAATCTTGTCAAGTAATATTTTCTTGATGTGAATATTTATTTTATAAATCTCTTTCTTTCATCCGCTAATTGAGAATGAATCTTAATTTCTATTCTTGGATTTTCTTTGTCGAGTTCGACGGAGTTTATTCTTGGCATTGCAAAATAGTCATTGCCAAACACTCTAGGTTGTAATACATCAAATAGTAACTTTAGCATATTATGACTATCTCTAATTCGTAAATCAGGCATATAAAATACCATATCTACATAATACCAATTACCATCTTCTTCTACTTCCCATTTGTTTTTCTTTGTTGCTAAGTTTATTAAACTTGTTGCAGTTCTTACATATTCCTCAGCGGTCTTTGTTAATCTTTTTCCACCACGTCCTGTATTATAATACATGTGATTTACAGATGGAGGTAATGGTAATATAAATTTCAATTCTTTTTTAGTAAGTGCTTCTATTCGTTTTAAATCTTTCTTCTGTTTAACTTTCAAGTCATCACCCTATTGTCGTATTGGTGATGTATATGTAACACCACCTACGGTCATTATAGCACGTAGGATGGTATGTGTAAACTATTTTCCTGTACTGCCAATTCCACCAGTTCTGTTTTGCATGTCTGGTTCATCATTATCTGTGATTTCATATCTCATTATAATTCCTTGAGCTATTCTATCACCTTTTTTGGCCTCATACGTTGTTCCTGTTGTATTTTTAATTGCCATGAATATGTTTCCACCTTCTTCACCAAACTCGTAATCAGCGTCAATTACAGGGCAATTAGGTATAACTAATCCATGCTTAATTCCAAGAGATGAACGAATGCGAATATCTAGCCACTGTCCTTCTTCAAGATGAACCTTGATGTCAGTAGGGAATGTTACAGTTTTGTTTGGCTCGAATCTATAATCCTTTGCTAATACAAAATCATAACCTGCTGAATTTGCAGTCTTTCTAATCGGAAGAGTAATCTCTGTTGGAAATTGGTGCTTTTGTTTTGTAGCAGTATTCTCAAATGTTTCAAATAATCTTCGTTTATTGTTATCTACAACACTAAACCTTGCGTTTGATTTTTGCATTAATATCCTCCAATGCTATGTTTAATGGATATTGATTGGCCAATACTCTAAGTGCAAGTTGTGCAGATTGTAATACAGTAGACACACTTGCGCATACTATATCGTTTGTCTCTGCATAATTTGCATGACCCTCAATGTGAATTGAGTTTTTATCAAGTGTTATCTTAATCATAATTCCTCCTAGAATACTGGACATGAACCCTTATCACATGATTGAATGTTTACAACGTCTTTATCTGATTCGAATACTTCATATTTTTCAAGAAGTTTAATATCAAATTTAGACATTGATGCAGACAATGCTTCATATTGTTCTTTTGTAATTTCTTCATACGGTGCCAATTCATATGTTCCATTATCAGCAGGTAAGAATGAAACTCCAATCAAGTCATTCCAATTGTCTTTTAGTAGTTGTGGCAAAGAATCCCATTCATCTTCTTTTACATAAATGGTTATTGATGAGTTATGTGCGGTATAGTGTGTTTGGAATATTAAATAATTCTCAAACTGTTCTTGCAACGTCACATCTCTACTAGTCTTTGTTGCTCCTGATTCTATTGGGAAGTCAATTACTAATGTTGTTGCATTAGCCAATCTTTCTTCCATAGTTTCACCTGGAGTAGCGACCTCTGGATTTATCGTCCATTTTAATTCTTTTGCAACTTGTACTAATGGGTCACTTGCATTGATTCGAACACGTCTGATGTAGTATGGTGCATATGAGTAATGCAATCCACTTGATACACCATTTGCCAATTGGCTTAATGTACCCTCTGGCTTGACCGTGGTGACGAGTAATGGTTCAGGTATACGCAACATCCTTGCATATGATGAAGCCTCAGCAGAGGCAACCTGCTCAAGGAATATGAGCATCTTTGATTCTTCTTCTGTTGAATATTGAAGAATATCCATTGCATCTTTCCAGCCAGTTACACTTGCACCTATTAATCTGTCTCTTTGATGAACTCTATTCCAATCAGGTAATTCTAAATTAAGACAAGTCATTCTTATTCCTGCTCTTACAGACAACCTCATTGCAGTTGCAAGTCCACCCATGTTTAACCGGATTATTCCAGTATCTTTATCTCTTATTACAAAAGCTTTAACATTTACTGTTGTAAGATTACATACACCTTTATTGTCAAGTAGTATTTCTCCACATGGGTTTACACCTCTTGCATTTGGCCTACGTTTCTTTGCAGATTCCTCATTGTACCAGCCAGGTTCACCATTTTCTTTGATGAGTTCAACTAGATGTTTTATCTCATCGATAGTAGGTTCTTCTTTAAACACAATTGAGTTGTTGCTCATAGCTCTGTGAGATAAATTGGGATTCATCCAAAATTCTTTTTTAGCATTCATTACTTCTAAATCATCTTTATCAAACATAATCATCAATGCAGTTCTTCTAACGCCACCAACAACAACATTTGCACCTTTTAGACAATTAATATCTAATAAATGAATAGGTCTTAATATTAAATACCCATCTTTATCTTTTTCAAGTGGTGCAAGTCTTGGGTCAATTTCATTGTCAAATACCATTTTGAATTTAGAAAACATCTCTTTTAATGGTTCATGACCTGATGCAGTACCGCCGAATGTTTCCAGCCTATCTCCTTTTGGTCTAATCGAGTTGTAACTAATTTTTATGTGCTTAACATATGAATATTGTTTTAATGTGATGAGCTTAAAGAATTCTTCAAGTGCTTTTACCCAGCCCTCTTTGGAATCTCCTACATAGATTTTTGCATATCCATTTTCAAGTAATCGAACATTTGTATGCTCAATTCTTTCTTCTTTTGGTAATGGTTTAAACTCTGAGTGTGTTAACTCAAAATCATTTCTTATGTGTGGGAATTGATATACAACATCTCTTGTAAGTCTAATCCCTACACCTGTTCCAACCAGTAGCAAGTAGAATATTTCTGACAAATCAGATACAGACTTTGGTTCACTAAATGCACAATTAAAATTTGCAAGTGGAAATAAGTCTGCTACCTTTGTGTCTGCTCCACCAATCCAATGAGTTCTACCTGATAAGAATTGACGTTGATTGAAAATGTTGTCAAACAAATGTTCAGCTTCTGCTGTTGATGAGTCAAAAGATTCTACATAGTTGTCATACTTTGATTTGTTTCTTTCTTTGAAACCAATCGAAATATTATAGTCAACAGCTCTAGCCATTGCCTCTTTATATGTTTCTCTTCTTCTCTCTTCTCTTAACCATCTTGAATAAGTTCTTTGAAATATAAATTTCGCAAGCTCATTCATCTGTTCAGGATAATCATCATACTTTGCTAAAAATTCTTCTGACAAGAATATTAATTGTTTTTTCATTAAATTCCTCCGCTTGAAAGTCTAATGCATATAGATAGCACTTTTATCCTCAATCCATTTTCAACATTTATTACTATGCATGGTCTTACATTATTTTCTGCTATATACATGTCCGCTTCAATTCTCTCTATTGGAAAGTGACTGAAAGTACGGTTTACTTCATTTATCGAAGCATAACAATAGCTAGATTTACGGCTGAAAAGTTTATTTTTAACTAGGAATAGTCTTAACTCTTCGTCAGTTGAGTAACTTCTTTGATTCGGCCTATATTTTATATACATCATGTCAAGTAATTCTATTAAAAATTCATCCTTTAATGCATCATCATAATCGATTGACAGCATTAAACTTTTTTCAGATATCTTTAGTTTATTGAGTGCATCTAACACACTTATATTTACCATTCAAAGCCTCCGTTATTTTGTTTTCGCCACGATTCTATTTCAGCTCCTTCACATAAATTTGCTGTTTTTAGTGGACATGTTTTACACTTGAAGTACATTGATTTATCACCATTAGGAATACTCCACTCATTGTTTTGCATATGAGAGAATACTTCTTTTACTTCTTGTATTGCCTTATTAATACTGATTGAATACACACGATTATTAACCTTACACTCATACACATCATCAGTTACTCTGACATATGTTCTACTTTTACCTTCTGCAAGATAATAGAGTGTAAACTTACTCACTTCTCTTCCTGTGTGTTTTCTTACAGCATGAATATAAAGTGGTGGTTGTAGTTCTGTAACAATCTTCTGTCCAACAACTACATGCCCAGTTTTATAATCTGATATTGCCAGCATAAGGCCGTCCTCATCGATTCTGTCCATGGTTATTGATACGTCTGGATATGAATCACCTATTGAGAAAACAATGTTCTCTTCGGCCATATATGGGCGATTAGGCATATCTTTTGATATGTCATAATATCCATCTATTGAATCTATTCCGATTTTGTACATATGTTCTCTATGCTGTTGAACATTTCTATCTTTGTAAAGATTCAAATCATTCTCAAACATCAAGTCCTCATACGTATTAAATATCTTTAAAAATTCATTCTTCATATCTTTTATTGTTAATATCTCACCTATATTTGCTTTGTGAAATAGCTCATGCAAGTCTATTCCAACTTGAGCAAAAGATGAATGTGGCAGTTGGATGTTTTCAATGATTTCTTTATAAGCTCTATATGGACAAGACCTATATGATTCGATGTGAGAACGTCTGATAACTGTCGGTAGTTTTACATTTTCTTTGACCGTGTTTACCTCATCAATACTATTCATACAACATACGTCGCATATTGGTTTGCCTGAATCATTTAAAGCACAATCCTTGTGCATCTCACTGCCACACTTTGAACATAATACGGATTCTTCATTTAGAATGAGTTTTCCGCATGACTTACATCTTTTGTGTTCCATTCTCTTTTCTCCAATCTACTACTGGTGCTCTGTAATTCTGCAATTGCCTGTGGAATTTATCTGTATCACTATATCCACATGTATTCATATCAGGACAGAATCCACGGTAAACACATTCTGGAACACAAGCTTGAAATAGTTCTGGTTCTTTTAATTCTACTTCAATCAGAACCTTCTGCCAAGCTTCTTGTGTTTCTGGAGATGCGTTATGACACAGACGTTTCCTTGATATGTTAATCAGTGATTGAGCATTTGCTTCTACTTCATGCACAACTGGTGTATCTTGTGGAGACTTGTATCGTAATACACCTGTTCTATCGCTTCTCTGTGTTTTAACAAAGTGCTCAATTCCAATTTTGTGTCTTACGAAATGTACACTTACCCAGTACATTAAGTCAACCCATTTCCAAGAAATAGTTAACCTACGAATAGGTGAGTGTTCTGCAAGAATCATACGTGCTTTCCATGATGAGTTAGGCTCTTTACTTACTTCATCTTTTCCAACAGTAGACCTTGCAGAGTTTAGCACATCAATCCAATTACCTTTTACTTTAAAACCTGTTACTTTCATTTAGACCTCCGCATCAGATACAATTAAATCTTTACCACTTCTTTTTCCAATGAACATTACTATTTCATTTGGCTTGATAAATTCTTTAGTTGAAATATATGCCCAAGTGTCTTTAAATGCAATAACTTTAACATTACCGTTTAATGTTTCAACATTGATGAACGCCATTTCCTTGCCGTTTTTGTCATTGAATGTTTTAACTTCATTGATGATACACCATATAACTGCTTTTCCACCTTCTTCAAATTCTTGAAGTGGTTTGGAATATTTTGATTCGAGCGGATGATTCTTTAAGAATACACCCAATGCTTTCTTCTCAAGTTCTGCAATCTGTATATCAGTCATTTGAATGGTGTCTAACCATTCACCATTTTCAATTTGTTTTTTGGACAATTGAACGTTGTGCATATATGCAAGTAATTTTCCTCTGTCTTCGTTAAACTCATCAAAACATCCAGCCATAATCATTGATTCGATAACATTGTTTCTAATGTCTGAACGACTTCTTCGTTCCATTAAATCTTCAAAAGATTTTATAGGTCTTATTTTCTCAAGTCCTCTAATTGCAGTATCTCCAAAATTTGTGATACTTGTCAAGCGGAATCTTATTGAGTTGCCTTGTGGAACAAATTCGTTAGAACCTGTGTTTAAGTCTGGAGGCATAATAGTAATGCCAATTTTTTTACATTCTTGAATATAACCTGCAACAGCAGATTGCCCATCTCCATCAGTTTTTTCAGAACTCATTAAAGCAGAATAGAATTCAACAGGATAATGATATTTAAGCCATGCAGTTTGATAACTCATTATTGCATAACTCGCGGCGTGTGATTTATTAAACGAATACTCACCTTGAGCATCTTCTATATCATTCCATATTTCCTCTGCTACTTCAATTGAATAACCACTTGCTACGGTATCGTCGTAAAACTTCTGCCGTAGTTTTGTATCACTCCTTAAATCCTTATTTTTTCTGATGTTAGCATCTGAGAATGCAATGTCCCATCCAGCATATGTCTTCGCATCAAGTAGAAATTGCTCTTGATATGTTAACAGACCTTCTGTTTCATTCATATAGTCTTCTCGTTCTGCTCTGATGTTGTATTGCTTACCATTGCGCCTATCTATATACTCGTTCCAATCCCCTGTTCCAGGTCTTATTAGAGCATTGATAGCTATTAAATCTAAAAAATCTTTTGGTTTTTGTTGCATAACTTTCTGTGCTTGATTTGATAATTGAAATACACCAGTTACTTCACCTTTAGATAACATATCATACACTACTTCTTCACTGTAGTCAATAGTTTCTAAGTCAATTTCTATACCTTTATTTTGCTTAATATTAGTAACAGTCCGTTTTAACATCGGTAATGTCTCCAATCCAAGCACGTCAAATTTATAGAAACCTAGAGCCTCAAGCATATACTTATCGAAGCATGCTACACATTCATTTCTTCCATCACCAATTGCTTTTAATGGCAGGTAATGAGAAAGATTTTCATATATAACGATTCCACCAGCATGCATTGATTCATGAGATACTGTGCCTTCGAGTCTTTCAATTATCTGAAATTCTTCTTGATGCTTATCTCTGTAGCTCAACAATTTTGGCGAAGCCTTGTATGCTTCTTCCATTGATGGGCATAACTCTGGTATTAACTTTGTTATCTCACCAATTTCTGACATAGAAAATTCAAAGAAAGATAATACTTTTCTTGTGACTGCTCTTGGTGTAAGCGTTCCAAATGCTATAATCCTTGCAACATTCTCTGCTCCATACTTCCTTTGCAAATCGTAGAACACTTCATCTTTGTCAGAGAAGTCTACGTCAAACATATTAATCCAATATTCCTATTGGTATGGACTATATCTTCATCCTCGTCTTTACGTTAGGATGTTCAGCACTTCGAGTGGTAGCATATCCACCCTACTCCCCATTGGGATAGTCTCTACACTTTATTTGAGAATTATTTTGAAGTGTTTATCATGCATATGTTTCTCAAGTTGTTTTGGTTTTCCACCTAATTCACTTGCAATTTTGCATGCTTCTTTCACAGATTTACAATCACATATTTTTATACTGTCTTTATA